ACTAACAGCATTCTCCATTACTTCAATGATTTTTTTAGCTTGTTCTGGAGATTCAACAGAAACACAGAGCTCATCATGTATTTGTATGTGCGCTACAATGCCTTCTTTATATAAATCTAACATAGCTTTCTTTGTCATGTCAGCTGCAGATCCTTGTATTAATTTATTTAATGCTTTGTATGTGTAAGCTCTTTTAATTCCTGGTCCATGTTCCCTTAGCGCTTCTTCATGAGGCAATGCTTTATGCATACCAAATTGATTGGGCTCCCATAAATGAAACCTACACAATCTACCTAGTAATGTTCTTATCTGTCCTCGTTCCTGCGCTCTGTTAGATGCAGCATTCATGATTTGTTTTACAAATGGAACTTTAGCATGATACTGATCAAATAATTCTGCAGCTTTATCTTTTGATACACCAAGCTCTGCTTGTAACTTAGCTTTACCCATACCATAAAACAAACCTAAGTTAATTGTTTTGGCCTGGGTCCTTGGTATCTCTGCCATGTCAGCTACAGTCTGGTGAAAGTCTGCAGCCGAATCATTTTCATAATTATCTATTACATCATTGACTGATGGAAATTTATAAAGCGATGCATAATGAACTACTAATCTTGGTTCTTGTTGTGAGTAATCAAAACATCCCCAGGTTCTACCTTCATCAGGTAAAAACAAAGATCTAATCATTGGTCCAAGATCCTTATTTCTTGCCGGTAGTTGTTGTAAATTAGGATTAGAATAACTAAACCTACCTGTAACTGTACCACCTTGATCTGATCTTATTTGGTTAATATCAGCATGTATTCTTCCTTTATGTTCGTATCTCAATATGGTATCTATAAATGTAGTGTGAGCTTTATTTATTTCACGAGCTCTTGCTATCATGTTAACAACAGGATGTTTGTGTTCCTGTAAAAAGTTTTTAGTAAAAGAAGGAGAATTAGTTTTAACAGTACGTTCATATGGTAAAGAAAGTTTATCAAATACTTTTGCAATACTTCTGGCAGCCCATATCTGAGGTTCTATTGTGGTTTCTTTACTTATTGCTAATAGGAGTTTCTTCTCTTCTGTTTCTAATTCTTGCTTTAGGAGAGTGGCTCTATCTGAATCTACCCGAACTCCCAAAAAGCGCATATCAACAAGACAAGGAAAAAGATCAGTCTCTAAATTAAATATAGATTCAATGTCTTGGTGTATAATTTCTTTTTTAAATATTTGCCAAAGTTCTAAAGTTAATTCAGCATCTTTCTCTGCATAAGAACCTACATACATTGCAGGTAGTTTCCACATTTCAGATTTAGGATCTAGTCCTCTAGACTTTGCTTCTTCGTTTAATGCAACTTCGTTCTTACCATGTCCAAGATAGTCCCAAGATAAACTATTTAAATCATATCTAAATCTATTCTCATCGATAAGAGATGCAGCTATCATTGTATCTACGATTAAACCATTTATTTTTAAACCCATTTGTCTAATCCAACACACGTCATACATTGCGTTATGAAATATTTTAATGGCATCAGAAGCTAAAACATCTTTAAACCATTCAATAGTTTTTTTTCTATCCATGTTTGGCCCTGATCCATGAGCAATAGGGAAATAATATTTACGTCCTGGTACAGCCACAGCAATACCAACAACTTCACCATTACCAATAACAGAACCAGATCCCATTGTTTTTAAATCAGGATCTCTAGTTTCTAAGTCAATTGCTATTTCATCATATGGACGTAGATCTGGATATTCTTCCGGCTCTATCCATTCAGTCTGTGCTGTAAATAAAGGTACCTTCATTTCTTTTTCATATCTTTCATTTTTTTAATTTCTAATTCACAATAATGTATAATCTTTTCTAAGTCTTCTATACCATTTTTTGTAAGATATCTACAAACATATTTCACAACGTTCCCCTGGAAGAACGAGAGATTATTTTTTGAAATAAATTCATACGGCTGAATGTAAAAAGATTTATAATGCTTGCCACCTATCTGCTTATCTTGCGGTGCTATATCTTTGAATATACTATTGTCTGTCATATTTGATAACCCTTTCTTTCTATTTTTGATTTTAATAAATATAAATTTTGTGCTGCTCTTGTGTACGCAACATAAAATACTCTATGCTCTTCATCTCTTTTTGCTTGACTTCTTTGCAAAGCTTTTCTAATCTTATGCGCTAAATCTAAAGCAACAATTACATTTTCTTCTTCACCACCTTTAATAGAATGTATCGTAGATAAAAAGACTCTAGGTTTATCACTTAATTTTTCACCGTTAGATAATAAATTTCTTATATTTAATTTATCTTCGTACTTAGCAGCAACAAAAGAATCAAACCAAGGTATGTCTTTATCTAACTGTTCTTCACCAGTGTATTCTTTTATTTCTTTCATTTGATGTTCTTCTAATGGTTCCCCTTTACACCAACGTTGATATAATAAAATAGTTCTGTATAATTTTTCGCTAAAACTTTTTTCTTTTTTAGTAGCACAATAAATTCCACGTCTTTTTAATTCATCCATTATATTTCTTAATCTTGATCCTGTTCTTGCAAGAATCAACCACTTACCTTGTTTTATATTAATTTGTGATAAATCACTAATTTTTTCTACTTTACCATCAACTTCTCTTGCCTTATAATTTTTGGCTACTTTTTTCCCTTGTATTCTGTCTATGATTTGTAATGCATAGGTTTGTACGTTCTTTGGAATACGTCTTGATTTATTTAGTATTATTTCTTTATCTGCTTTAACATCTATAAAACTATCTACATCAGCTCCAGCCCAACTAAAGATTGCTTGGTCATCATCACCCGCTAAATAAATATGTTTTGATTTTTGTTTTAAAACTTCAAACATTTTCCATTGTAGCTTTGATAAGTCTTGAGCTTCGTCAATAAAGACGGTGTCAAATTCTGGACACTTTTCAGCCTTATTTATAAACTGATGAATCATGTCGTTAAAATCAATAAGGTTATTATTTTTTTTATACTCTACTAAATTAGTGGAGATATGTTTTAAAGTATTCCAACTCACATCATTTCTATTATGTTCATTTAAATTAAACTCTTCTTCAATAGATATATCTTTATTCATAGCTCTACCTATCAGCTGGTAATAGGGATTATCACAAGTCAAAAAATGTGTTTCTTCTTTGTTAAATTTATCCTGGTATCTAACTCTAATGTTTAAAAGTTTCCCTAAGTCTTCGTAGTGATAAGGTTGCATAACTCTATCCTCACTTAGACTTAGGGTATTAAATGCCAGCGAGTGAAGAGTTTGAAAATGCCTTAAACGTTTTGGAGGAAAAGGCATTCTCTCTTTTGCTTCTTTCGCTGCCTTTTTAGTAAAAGCAAAATAACCTATCTTATCCAACGGGGAGCCGATCCGTGCATAAGCTCTTGCTCTACTAATAAGTCTGTATGTTTTACCGGTACCTGGTGGTCCGTATATCTTACATAAGTTCATCAACGTTTCTCATTTGTATTTGTTCGTCAGGTGCATCTTCCTGTATAAATTTATTTTTAAGTAATCTCACACATCTTATTCTAGGGTTCATCTTAGCTCCTTTTTTATGAGGATATCTGACCTGTACACTTAATTCACCTTTGAATTGTTTTTTAATCATTACTCCAGTTCTATCTTGTTTTAGTTTCCATTCTTTTGTTTTTAAGTGATCATAAAATTTATCATAAACAAAATAAAAATATTCACCGTCATCATATGTTGCTCCACTTTCTAATGATGCATGACTTGTAGCTTTCATTTCGTTTACATAACTAACAATGTGGGCTTTTAATATATCTATGTCACTCGTTCCTTCTGGTGGATCTAATGTTTCTAGGTTCTTCCACAATGGGTCTAATATTTTTTGAAAGTCTGCGTCTTTAATCTTTGGAGGTATAAGAGAAGTTTGTGCTGCTATTACTTTTCTAAGCTCTCTCATCTCTACAAGTTTATCTATATTTTTTACTATAACTTGTTTTGTATTTTCTTCATCAACTTGAACTGTCAACCAAAACTCTGGATCAGGTCTGTATTCTATTCTTGTTAAACCTGATAAAGTTGGCCATGATATTTGTACATTTGTTAAGACTCCATACTTTCTTTTGTAACACGTTTGTTTTAAACATAGAGGAGCGATAGGGTCTTGAGAACAAGTATAACCTTTATCACTTTTACTTTTTTTCCAATCTCTAATCTTACCTTCAACTTTACTATCGTCCCACTTGCTATCATAAACAAAATATTCTCTTGCTGCTTCTTTAACTTTATCTTCCCAGTTGTCAGGATATTTTTTCTTTGCAAACACAGAATAATTATAAAGAAATCTTTCTCGGTTATCTGTCATCTTTTCTTTTGTAAGTCTGGCTAAACAAGGTGGACCATCTGCAAATTCAACAGCTCCGCCTGTTAATTCATCCTGTATAATTTTTTTAGTGAATGCATCTAAAGATTCTGGAGTCTGTAAATTATTTTCTACAAGTTTTAAAAATTGTTCGTAATCAAAAAACTTACCATCAAAATTAAATGCAAGTCTTTCAGTCTTTTTATAATATGGAAGATTAATAAAATTACCTGATGATTCACCAAGTTCTGTTTGTTTAGGGTAAACTTCTATTTCTTGAGGTAACCCTAATAAAAATAATATATCTTGTAGAAAAGTTCTAATGACAGATGCTTTTACAAACTCTTTTGTAAACACAAATAAATGTAAACCACCGCTTTTTGATTTGATTGGTATTACAGGTATTTGATGTTTAGCTATAAGATCTAAATATTTTTTGTATGGAAAATCTGTGTAGCTGTGTTGTTTATCGTCAATGTCTATGGCTCCAAACTTAGCCATACCTTCTTCAGTGCATGGTTGTATTCCAATAGACTGCTTACCTGTTAAATGATTCTCGTAATCTTGAGAAGTAATAGCTCTTTTGGACCAACCCAAATCTTTAGGATCAAATTCTATTTTACCATCCTGGCCTACAAAACCTTTTTCAATATTGCAATAACCAAAATTACGCTCTAACCCTGTAAATATATTTATAAACTTATCATTCATACAATTAGCTGATGGTGCCGAGTCTCCCCAGCACCATCAATGTTGCAACCATTCCCTTGGGAATTAGATAATGCTATCCTTAGTTTCTTTGCCGTCGTTATATTTAACTTCGACATCACCTTTGGATACACTCTCTGAGAATGTTTTAGCTTGTGAATAAAGATCAGCTTCAGTTGATGGATCTAACTGTCTAAGTTTAGATACTTCCCAACCAAACCATGTTCCTTTATCATTTTGCTGTTGTACAGTTCTCAGATTATACACGTGGCTAAAAGATGCTGGAGTGAACAAACCGTTCTTCCCCTTCATTCTAATGCTTGCAATCATAGAATTCCACTTTCTTGATATCTTCAAGTTAGTAGACTTCATTGCAATCAATGCAGTAGAAGGTGAATCACCTTTGATAATTACAAAGTGGTTACCTGTTTTCTCAACATAGTTTCCATTAGGTAATCTATCTTTAAAGTCTGATCCTCTTGTAGTTTTAGATAGAATGTCAGAAGTAGATGGGTGTACACCTGCTGGTGCTCCAGATCCTTCTCCTCTGTCTTTCCATTCTACAAACTTTAATGAATAGTAAGCAGGTATTACTTCAATACCTTTCTCACCGTCGTACAATTCGCCAGTTACAGAATTGAATATCATTCCTGGTTCTGCTCCTTGTACGTACTTACCATCTCTCTTGTTTACTTCTGGAGATAGTTGACCCAAGATTTTTAAAAAGGGTAATGCTAGATCTTGTTGACCTAACTGCCCTAAACCTTGAGCTGCGTCTTCTTCAAACTGAACAGTTGCTAGTGCACCTGCAGCTTGTTTTTTTATTGGTTCATTTTTCATGTTTCTATTTCCTTGTTATTTTTGTTCTGTTGCCTGCGAACACGTTAAATAAGTGAGCCGGAATATCCTTGCCGTTTTCAATTCTTTCCCTCACTAGTGCTTTAAGAGTCATGGGTTCCACTTTAAGTTTTTGAACCGGTTGGTACCCACGCTCTGATGCAAGGTCTGCGTAATCGCTCGCCTTGTTGTCTTCGTTACGACCAAAGGCAACGGTGATCTCATTTTTAATAAGATCGCCAAGGCCGTTCTCTCGAAGCCAGTTGAATGCTTCTTCCTGTTTATCTTTTGGAATCGAAGCACCATAAATCGGTTTCACTTCTACTGCAGATCCATCTGCTAGTTTAAGTGTTTTAATATTCATTTCCGTCATCATAGTTGGGATGACTTCACCTGATATATTTTCTGCTGTTGCTTTTAAATCTTTGACTTGCTGTTCTTTAGCTTTAATCAAATCCTCTAGTTCTTGTAGTTTAGTAACTTGTGTTGCTAAATCTTTAGCATCACTAGCTTTTTCAATCGCATGCGATTGATCTTGTTCAAAGTTAATTGACATGTTTGACTCCTATTTGTTCTTTCATACAAGAACATATATAGGATAATTATAATATGTCAAGCCTTATTTTTGATAAAGATTAATTTCTATAGAATAGTACATTTTTTCCTGTCTATCCCATTTTAAAAATTTATATTTTCCGCCAGTAATGTCAGAAACAATAGAACATGCAACTCCTATGATAGCTGGATCGCCTGTAAGTAGAAGATGATCATCAGGTGTAATGTTCTTTAGAAGCGTTCTAAGTTTTATTATTAAAGGTCCTGGTGACAATATAATTTGTGAGTGTTCTGGTAATAGTGTTACTAACTCACCATATTTTTGTGCACCCATAATATTATATTTAGGCATACCTTGGCTTGTCCCAGGTATTTCCTGAATAAGATATACTTTACTTTTGTTAGTATTATTACCACCAACTTTATTTATAGAACTAAACATTTGACTTTCTCCTGTCGCTATGTTATAACTGTTTTAGAAAGCAAAAGCAAATATGTTTTATAAGTTTAAAACCAAGCCATACGAGCATCAATTGACTGCTTTGAAAAAGTCATGGGATAAGAAGGTGTTTGCGTATTTTATGGAGATGGGTACTGGTAAATCTAAGGTACTTATCGACAATATCTCTATGCTTTATGATAAAGGCGAGATAAATGGTGCTTTAATTATAGCTCCAAAAGGTGTGTACAAAAACTGGCAAGAGTCTGAAATACCTACACATTTACCTGATCACATAGTTAAAAAAGTAGTGTTATGGCAAGCTAATATTAATAAGACTCAAGAGAAAAAATTAAATACTTTATTTGAAACAGGTACAGATCTTCATATTTTGATTATGAATGTAGAAGCTTTCTCCACAACAAAAGGAGTTGAGTTTGCTTCTAAATTTTTATCTAGTCATAAAACTATAATGGCTATTGATGAATCTACAACTATTAAAAACCCAGGTGCACAAAGAACTAAAAATATTTTAAAATGGTCTTATCTAGCTGATTACCGTAGAATATTAACAGGGTCGCCTGTAACTAAATCACCCTTAGATTTATATACACAATGTCATTTCCTTGATCCTTGGTTATTAGGCCATGACTCATACTATACTTTTAGAACAAGATATGCTTACATGAGAAGTATTAATGTATCAGGAAGATCGGTAAATATTGTGACAGGTTATAAAAATTTAGGTGAGCTATCAGAGAAGCTAGAGAAATTTTCATACAGAGTATTAAAAGATGATTGTTTAGATCTACCAAAGAAAACGTTTATGAAACGTATGGTGCAGCTAACGAAAGAACAAGAGAAAGTTTATAGACAAATGAAAGAGTTAGCGCTAGCAGAATTAAATGGTAAAATGGTTACTACAGCAAATGTTATAACTCAAATGATGAGACTCCACCAAATTACTTGTGGTCACTTTGTTTCTGACGATGGTAAAGTACAAGAAATAAAAAACAATAGGTTAGATGAATTAATGTCGGTGTTGGAAGAGATAGAAGGTAAAGCTGTTATCTGGGCCCACTATCGTCATGATATTAAAACGTTGGTTAAAACAATTGAGAAAAAATATCCTGGCAGCACAGCTACCTATTTTGGTGATACAGATACAGAGTCTAGACAAAAAGCAATTAAGGATATTCAAAACCCAGATAGTAAAGTTAGATTCTTAATTGGTACACCTCAAACAGGTGGTTATGGTATTACACTTACAGGTGCATCAACAATGATTTATTATTCTAATGGTTATGATCTTGAAAAGAGACAACAATCAGAAGCTAGAATAGATCGTATCGGTCAAGAAAAACCTATGACCTATATTGATATACTTGCTGAAAAAACTGTGGATGAAAAGATTGTAAAATCGTTACGTAAAAAAATTAATATTGCGTCTGAAGTTATGGGTGAAGAGTTGAAAGCTTGGATCTAAAGTTTTTGTAAGAGAACTAAAATAACACCACCCATACCTGTGATGACTGCTCCCATAGATACTAATAATATTCTTTCTACTCTAGTAATTTGATTTTCTAATTTTTGAATTTTGTCGTGAGTTTGTTTCTGCATTATTCTGCAAAGTTTTTCGTGTGAGTCTATTCGTTGTAGTGCGTTGTCTTTAGCCATTAAATATACCCAAAATCTGATGTTCCTAAATTAGCGTCTGCATTAAAACTTTCGTTTGACTGCGTATTTTCAAAACCAGCATCTGATCCTTCTGCTGCTCCTTGTGGTCTACCTGGCATAATTGCAGAGTCTGGTGTTATATCTAACCTACCTGCTCTTTTATCAGCAAAATTTTGAAATAAGTCTCCAATACCTCTTGTAGCAGCTCCAAAAAGACCACCGCTTTTTATAAAATCAAGTATGCTTCCAGTTCCAGTTCCTCTAAAAGGAGTATTTGGATCTTCACCTCCCATTTGAGGCAACAACATAGGGTTTTGTTGTAACGTAGTTATACCACCTTCAATAGGTTGATTACCCATACCACCAAAGCCTTGAGATTCTAAGAAAGCCATTATCTCTGCTTCTGTAGCATTAGGGTTTAAGTTTGTATAATATGCTCTTAAAAAACCTTCCATTACGTTATAAATCCTCTTTGTTTTAATCTCATAGTTTGTTCTTCAGGAGATAATAAAGCTCTCTCCGTTGGTGTCAATCCATCATTTATGGGCTGTAAAGGGTTAGGCGGCATGACCACTTGTTGATTGGGTTGTGGTTGTGGTGGTAATGGTGGTGTAGCTATTTCTTCTCGTACAATATAATCAGTAACATCAATGTCAAATTCATCATCAAGAGTAAGTTTTTGTAAATCTCTGTCTATTTGTTGAAGCACAGGATAAGTGTCTTGCAATGCTTTTTCTAATTGTAAACCAATAACGTGACCACCTACTGCAAAATCAAATCTACCGTCTAATCCTGCCGACTGTAATTGTCTTCTTATATCTAATACATCCGGACTTGCTGTAACAAAAGCATCAGGCTCGCCTAAGTTTCTAGCTATCTCATTAAATTTAAAAAGAATATCTCTTGAAGGAAAATAAGGATCAAATATACCTTGTCTTAAACTATTAAATTTCTTTAATCCAACTTGTCTATCTTTAAATATTTGACCTAAATTACCAGTAGAAGCTCCTAATATTTCAGCTGCTTCAATGTCTCTATACATATTTTTTTGTACATTAAACCTAGCTCTATTAGATTTAATATATTGATCTACAATATCATCAGGATCAATACTTCCTCCTTTTAATAATCCAAAAAATCCACCTGTAAATTCTCTTCTAGAGTTTCTAATACCTCTTTGATAATCACCAATTTTAAAACCCATAGATCTCTCAGGATCTACTTTAATTGCTCTGAAACCCATAAGACCACCTAACTCTGGTCCAATATCTAAAACATCTCCTCGTTTATCTGGAACACCAAAAGAAGCTTGTCCCAATCTAACAAATTGTTTGTAAGCAGGTGCTAATGCTGCACCTAAATGTAAGAAAGTTATTGCAGCTTGATCACCCGCAGAAGTTTGGTCCGTGTACAATTGTCTACCGTCTTCAGTTCTTCCGCCTCTAATTGTTATGTCAGCGACAGCTTCAGTCCAAATAGATTCAGATATAAATGGATTCATAATCTCAGCTCCGGCTTGACCTGCTCCACTTACAAAACTTTGTAATAATAACCTATCATTTTTTTCACCTTCCATAACTTCATTAAACAATGTTCTAAAAGGTCTAGCCACTACATCGTAAGCATTACTATGACTAAAATCAGTATATCTTAAATTACCGTCTTCATCTCTAGAAGGTAAAATTGTAGAATTTTTTGACCACTCAGGTACAAATCTTCTTAATGCAGCCAGTTCTTCATCAGTCACATCGTACAATGCTTTAGCACCTTCTGTTAAAGCAATGGGTACACCTGTTGTAAACGTAGCCATACCCGCTAATCTTTTTACACCAATACCGTAAAGAGGATTATCATTTTTAACTAATCTACCTAAAGCTTTATCAAAAACCAAAGGGGTTACGTTTGATCCTATGGTTGCTCTAGAATGTCTCATTTCTTTTAAACCAAGTTGTGCAATGTTAGTTGTAGTCCTTATCATTTCAGATGGAAACGACATAAAATTACCAATTGGTAATAGTCTAGCTGTTTTAACTGCTGGTCCAACATAACTATAATTAGGTACAGTATTTTTAACAATGTCTGCCGCTTGTAATCTAAGTGCTTGTTCATCTAAAAATTCTTCATACGTGCCTTTAAAAGCATTTGTTCCAGTTTTAGCTACTTGAAATCTTCTTCCTAATTCAGCTTCGGGAATAGCATTTAATAAATCTCTTGGTGGTTTTATTCCTGCTTTTTTGTAAGCATTATTATATCTATATCTTTCCACCATATAATTTGTAATTTTAAATGTATCGTCTTCAGCAACATATTTACCTTGTGCAAACTCTTTTAAGTTTTTCATTTTTCTCATAAAAGGACTTAAAAAAGAATCTACATTATGAACAGCTAATCCACCTTTTAAATCTTTAAACGTTGCAGCTAAATCTCCTATTTGAACTTGAGAATTTACTACACCATATTCAACTAATTCTCTGTAAGCTTTTTGAAACTCTGGACTTTTAGGTCCTAGTTTTAATAGACCTGAAACATTTACCCCTTCTTTAAAAGCTTGAGCTACAACTCTAGGATTTTCAAATAAAATACCATTAGCTCCAGAAAAACCTACCGCACTAAACATATTACGTAAATGTGTAGGTATAGAAAAAATAGTTTTAGCCATTTGAGATATTCCTTTAGGAAATAATAATAAATTTCTATACAAAGCACTTACAGCTTTTGCAGATCCTTCAACAGTTTCTCCTCTTACAAAACCTTGTAACCCTGATGCAATGCCATTTGCGCTAGCCATAGCTTCAGCTATCTCTTTTGTTGTAAATTTTTCAGCTAAATCGTTATTTAATAATTTACCACCGGGTAAATCTTCTACAAGTTCTCTAAGAGAAACAACTTCTATTCCTGTTCTACCGCTTTCAACACCAGCTTTTGCTGCTGCTTCACTTCCCCAAAAAAATCCTCTACCACCAGCTGCTTGAACTTGATTATTTTTTGCTACAACATCATCAAAGTATGCTGCCGTTCTAGCGATAGCAGATAAATTAGTAACACCATTATAAAGTTTGTATCTAGCATCTTGTATTTCTCCAAATAATTCTCTAAAAGCTTTGCTACCTTTACCTGCTACTTTTCGATCTACACCTTTAATTGCATTTTCAAATGATTTTGTATTAGTTGTGTCCATACCTTCCATTGTTTTAGCAGCGTATTTAAAATCTGGTAAGGACCCTGGTTTTTTTTGTTGAGCTACGCTTTTTAAAATACCATCCACTTGAGATTTAGCTTTCATTAAATAAGCATCACCTTCAGGAACTAACATACCTTTTTCCATTCTTTTCATAGGAAATGTTCCATCTTTTCTCATAGGCACAGGTTTACCTGTTTCAGAATTTACTAATTTAGTTCTTTTATTTTGAGGCAAACCTTTTTCTGCTTGGTTTCTATACATTCTTCTAAATATATTAACAGCTCTATCATAAGCCTCATCTGTAGGTTTATAAGCTTTAAAACCAAATAACCCTTTGTCTTCATAAATTTTGTAAGTTGATCCTAACCAACCTTCCACTCTTTTTTTTAATAATTTTTTAAAATCATTCTTAGCTTGTTTAGCTTGTGCAGGATTAACTCTATCTAAAATTTGAAATAATTCTGTAAATTTTTGTCTACCTTCATTGACATTATTTAACAAAGCCTTTTGATAATTTTTAGACAAGTTTTTAACGCCAAGTTTAGAACTAAAAGATCTAAGAGCTCCTAGATCTAAACCTTTAGCTAAATCTCCTTCAAACATAAGATCAGTAAGTTTGTTTAAAAATTGGGTTTGTTCTGTTTTACCTACAGATTTGCCCAAAATATTATCAACTTGAGGATACATTTTATTAGCAATCACAGTAAAATTTTCTACAATTTCTTTTGCTTTTAATTGATCTGCAACCTTTAAAGAATCTAAAACATCTTGAGAAGCTTTTAATTCTGTTGTTAAGTTTCCTTTAGGAGTAAAAGGAGCTTTAAAATATTTATTAATAAATCTATCAAATTTACTTCCGTACGCTAAATCAGCGCTAGATCGTGTTGCTAAAGCTTTAGCTGTCTTACCTACACCAGCAATAACAGGAGTTATAAATAAACCCTCTGTTGAAAACTTTAATCTGTTTGTTAGTTTTCTAAGAGCTTCATCACTTCCTCCAGTTTCTTCTTGATCTAAAGCTGTAGGTAAATCAAAGATATCTCCAAACGTTCCTATTTTTTCTACATCTGCTACAAACGTTTCTCCAACTGCGCCTCCTAAAACTCCAGTTGCAAATTTTATTCTTCCTGCACTTTTATTTAATCTATCTGTGGCTTGAAGATTTTTGTAAACTTTCTTCTGACCAATTTTACCATATCTATTTTCTCTAGCTGCTTTTAATGCTCTAGCTCCCATTTTACTTCCAAGTCTAAAACCAGCAGTAGCGGGAACACCTAAAGATACTAAAGTCTCTGTTATTTTACCAATAGCTCTTTCTTCAGCAACTTCTTCAAATGGATTTAACTTGTCAAAAAATTCTTCTACACTAGCTGCTGTATTTGTATCTGCTCCAAGATCAATAAGTTCTGCTGCTAGAGATACAACTCCTTCAGGAATTTTTAAAACACCAGACGCAATACCAGCAGCTCCAGCTGTGTACCAGCTTGTGCTTTCATCTTCTTCTGCACTGGCAGATAAATATGAGGGAAGATTGTCTTCAGCCATTTAACCTCCTTACTCTATTCCGTATTCTTTTAATATCTCTAAATATCTTTTATTTTGTTCAGGTGACATTCTAGTGTTAAGGGTAGTTTTACCTTCTCTTTGTTCTGGAACTGTTCCTCTTGCTTTACGATTTGCTTCTAAAATATCTTTTCTTTGTTGTGTAAAATCTGCAGAACCTCTTGGATAACTATAAGTTGTATCTCGTTCTTCTAAGTCTACTTTTTCACCTGTTTTTTGATTTATTATTTCTTCTCCAGTTGTAGATTGATTACTTTCAGAACCTGGAGTTATTACTTCTTCACTGGTACTAAATTTAATTTCTTCAATACTTCCATCCTCTAAAAATTGAAAAGATTTTCCTGATATAGCGTCATAAAAACCTTTACCCTTATATCTTTCAGGTCTTTTTTCAGCTGCTTTTACCATTTTACTAATTTGTTTTTCGCTTGTCATTAAACCATTGGGTGCTTCTTTAGGAAATTTCATACCCTCTAAAGCCTCAACTAATTTTGCTTGTTCTGTGTTATTAAAGTCAACTACGTTACCAGCTAATACAGGATTGTTTTGAAATTGAGGATTGTTTGCCATTAAATCTTTTATCTCAGCGTTTCTTTCAGCAGCTACATCTGGTTTGTTTCTTTCAGCATATGCTGAGATTTGTTTATCTAAACGTCTATCTTTACCTGCTTCTGTTAAACCAAATTTAGTTGCAGCTAATTGTACATTTCTTCTATCTGCTGCTTCTTTAGATTTTGCTTTGAAAAAAGTTTCAGAAGGTTTTTTAGAAGCTTTAACAAGATCTCTTAATACGTTACCACTAGATGGTTCAGTCATAGCTTGTTGGCCAAAACCAATCAACAATTGTGTAAGAGGATCAAACGCACCACCTCTAGGCACACTACCGTATGCTTCTGTAAACTCATCTCTGTAAGCTTGTACGTCCTCCCCTAATGCATAATTTTGTCTAGGTTTGATACCAGACATAATACCAGACATTGCTGGCCCACCTTTTCTAAACATTGGTCTTTTTAATATTTTACTCATTATTGTGTTTTAATTATTGTTTGTTGAGGTTGAAACGCTCTGTAAATACCAGCCAATGTTGAAGCTGCTCCTAATCCAGTTGCTAATGGACTTGGTGAAGCTGCTGTAGATTCTGTTACAATATTTCTTCCAGGGTATCCTGCGATTAATGATGTAACACCTTGACCTAAAGCTTGTGATGCCTCTAAAGGTTGGAATGCTTGTCTTTGAGCTAATTGTTGTTGAGCCGCTAACGTTGCTTGTTGTTGTGCTTGTTGTTGACCACCTAATGTTGATAGGCCAGCAATCTGTTGACCTGTTAATTGTGGAGACAACTGAGCTAAATTAGTTTGTTGTGCAAACTGTTGAGCTGCTAAATTTTGTGCTTGTTGGAATCCTTGTTGTAACAACTGAGCTTGTAATGCCGCTCTGTTTCTATCTGATGCTGATCTGTACTCTGCTCTTTGTACACCTTCTCTACCACCACCAAATGCTCCAGCGCCAATAGCTTGAGCTGCTAATGCAGGTATACCTTTTGCAGCTTGAACATCAAACTCTTGTAATGTCGTATCGATAATATCTTGTTGATACGGTGACATAAATTGTTGGTAAGCTTGTGGTCCTGAAGATGCTGCAGCTGTTGTTAAGAAAGGTTGGAAACTTCCAAGTCCACCTCTTAATGCTTCAGCTTCAGCTTGAATAGCTGTTTGTGGTGCCACAAATTGTGGACCTAATATAGTAGACATATCAAGAGTCTTGATACCACCTGCTGCTTTTGTTAGATCATCTAAATACGTTTTACCAGCTGCTTCTATAAATTCAGCTGGAGCTACTCTCTGTGTTCCTTCTTGAAATCCTACTCTACCACCGGTAGCCATCCCGGCTACAGCTTGCCTTCTAAATTCTTCAAGAGACATAGGTTTTATTCCTTGCTCTTCCATCTCAAATACGTATTTATCGTATTCGTCTTTTAAAACATCATCAGCCATTATCCAACCCTCGATTCTAATTTTTTCATTGTGTCATACATACGCTGTGCTCCTTTTTCAACGTTACCACCACCAGCTGCTCTTACAGCATCAGCTGTAAATACAAACTCGTTGTTAGATAACATTGCAGGAACATCGTCTGCTTTTTCTTTAGTTCCAATTGGCGGTATAAAACCACCTCTGCTTCTTAAATCTAATTCTTTAACACCAGCTTTGTTTTGTCTGATAGGTAAACTAGCTACATCTTCTCCTACTTTAAAATCCATTCTATCTATATTATTTATTGGACCACCTTCTGCTTTTTTATTACTCATAAATTCAGTTAGTTGCTCCATCTCCATCTCATTTAAACTATTATAAGGTTTGTTAAATACACTCATAGATAAATTGTTTAATTCAGCTAATGGATCTGGTGCAGATGCCATTCTTTTTGTTTTTGTTTTAATTTTACTTCCTTGTATTTGATCTCTCCAATCGCCGCTTTTGAAAAAGTCTATAAAGCCTTCGTATAATTCTTTAACACCTTGATCACTATTGTTCCAAACACCAAATGCATCTTTAACATCATTACCTGTTGTGTATGGTCCACCGGCTATCTCTTCTCTTTGTTCAATCATCATAATACCTTCACCTTCTTCTGGTGATCCTAGACGTCTGTTTACTCTACCACCTTTAGCGAACGGTGAGCTATATTCAGAAGTTTGTGTTGTAACAAAATCTTCTACTTCTGTTTCTTCCGCATTTGGATTCATGTTTTTATAGTATTGTCTTAAATAAACTTTTAATGCTTCAGGGTCTTGTTTAATTGCTTCTATTTGTTCTTCTTCCAAACCTTGACTAGATAAGAATCCTGTAAGACCTATAGCTCCTGCTAGTCCTTTTCCACCACCAGGGAACTTATTTAACAACTGACTAAATTTACTTCCTTGGGCTGCCTGTTGAGCAGGGTTACCAGCTGCTGTAAAAAATCCAGCTCCTGGTAAATTACTAAGAGAAAACCCTGGAGTAGATAAACCAGCTCTCTGTAATCCAAATAAATTACCGCCACCCGCATAATACGCTCCACCTGCTAATAATGCTGCTTTTCCTAGATCTGAACTAACTATGTTTTTAGCAGCTTTAGATACACCTTTAACAGCTTTCTTTACAATACTACCTAATCCGTAGTGTTGTCTTACTGACATATTAGTAATGCCACCTCTGTTTTGTAATTGTCTAGCTATTTGTGTTCTTGTTATTGCCATAATTTATAAATAATTGTTAGTAAAGGCAGGCGTAGAAATCCTGTAATTTAGCACTTTATTTGATTTTTTCGTCTTCGTCAACGACTTTACTTGTAGCTACAAGGTCATCCATGAACCTACCAGCGTACCTATATTCACCAGTATGGCCTAATTCATCATCAATATAAAGGTATATTTTACCCCCTATTTCAGTCCATCTTTTACAGAAACCAAAGTCTTCTCCGTAGAAGTGTTTTGTTTTAGGATCGTGTACACAATCAAAGAAGTTATAAAAATTAGGTCTTCTAACTTTTTCACCATTTAAATAAGTATCTTGTACTATTTCAAGATCTGGATAAGCTTTAATCATCTTTTCAATAACACCTCTTTTAATAAGCATGCAGCCCGTTGGTGCATGAGTAACCTCTGTTTCTCCATCGGTTACTTCAATAGCTGAAACATCTGGTACTTTGATAGGAAATGTATAACCATATTTTAAAAAATCTTTATCATTCTTAAAATCTTCATCTTTCATTCTTCTATAAACAGATCCTTGATTAATAAACTTCATAGGATAAGGAGCAGCTATAATATCTCTATCCTTTTCTAACATCTTAAATATTGTTTTTGTTTCAAAATCTACGTCTGAGTCTATAAATAACATATGGGTGTAGTTCTCTTTATCAGAAACAAAATCAGCAGCACATATGTTTCTACCCTGTTGGACTAAAGACGATTTAATAAGATGAAAACTAACTAGTATATTCTTAGTCATACATGCCATTTGAAATTTAAGTAAGGCTCTAACATAATGAATACCTACTTCACTGTGTACAGGTGTAGCCACCATAATTCTATACTTAGATTGAGGTGGTAATGTATGTCCTTTTAATTGTTCTGTTAGATCTATTGTTTGCACAGGTTCCTTATCAAACCAAATAGGTTCATTAGATTTTTCTTGCATCACTTGTTATTCCAGTTAAAAATTGTGTCCAAGTTGCAGCTTGTTTAGGCCAACTATAATACAGATTGTAAAAATCACTCTGTCTTTTTAAATGATCTTGAATAGGTTTATGAGTAATCGCTTCTGCCCCTTGTTTAATAGCTTGTGCAAATTTAAAAGCCAGCCTTCTATGATTATTGTCGTAAGGTACGTAAATACCAAACTCAGAACATGTTTCCGCTAAAGCCCCTAAGTTTGTCACAATTGTATAAAGTCCTGCTGCCATAGATTCTATAGCTGAAATACAAGATGTCTCTTCCCAGATACTCGGGTAAACAAACATATGATAATCTTTTAAATGTTCTTTAATGTAAGTATTAGGTTTATAACCTATATAGTTTACATTTTTTAATTGTTTAGCTTGTTCGTATAAACCTTTATATTCTTTATCATTCTGTTCATAAAAAGCTTTGCCATAAATCTCTGTAGATGAATAAACATCTAAAGTAATTAAGGGATGATTTACTAATTGCATAGCCCCAAGCAATACATTTAACCCTCTCCAAGGGGTTATTTGATGTATAATTTTTATAGGTTTATCTTTTTCGTAAACAGGAGCAGGTTCTATTTTACTTATACCGTTCTTAATAATCATACACTTGCCTCTATCTAAACCAAATTTTTTAGTGAAATTTTCAAAGTTCCAATGTGAATTAAATACATACCAATCGTATTTAGTGTGATTCTTTTTATCTTTAAACCAAGGATAAATATTAGGTTGATCCCAAGAATTTTTCTGCCAAAGAATATTTATTTTATCTTTTGATAATGGAATTTTTTCTGGAACAGATGTTGTAATTTGTACCTTACTTAATAGTTGAAGATCTACGTATTGGGTTAGATATTCTAGTTGTAATTCCGTTCCACCTTTAGGTGTTGGATTTATTATCATTATTCATTACTTTCTGAAATAAGTCTAAATTCTTAGGGTCAACTGTAACTTCACAATCAACCACAATGTCAGGACCTTCTACTTTCTCTTTGTAGATTTCTCCTGTCTTTTTATTACGATAAGTATATTTAGTTATACACTTAATCTTTGTTATATCATCCATTCTGATCTTCTCTATTTACTAGAGCATAACTTACAAATCCCGTTATAGTGTCTGCAGTGTCTGCTTGCATTTTTATAACATCACCCGCTTCTAAATTCAAGGTATTAGAAAGCATATTTTTAAAATCTTTATTAAGCTGTGCATGACTTATTTCAGTATCACTACCACCAGATTTTTTTAAATAAAGATCTACATCAACGTTAGATGCCGCTTCATGACTGGCTTGAACAGTTTTAACAATAGCATAGGCACTAGTGTTAATAGTTAACACTGTTGTTAAATTTGTAGTGGTTAAATCAATTACTGCGCTTTTATATAATACTGCCATTATGATAAAAAATAATTATAAATATCTTGTTCTTCTTTTAAATCTTGTTGAAAAGAAAAATTAAGTTGTTGTTTTAAAGTATCTAATGCTTCTAAAATTTGACGTTGATTAGATGGATCATACGTTGGCGCCGGTTCTGGTATATAATTAATTATTTTAGCCATTATCTTCTACCATCTGGTCTTGTATCCAATCTAAGAGAACCATATCTCCAAGACTCTCCTACTGCCGTGTTTTCAAATTTCACACTTACTAATCTTCCTCTTGCTCTAGTATCTATCTTATCAGTGGTTGAGGTAACTGTAAAGGGTCCTAAAGGTGAACTAGTCTGAGTGTCAGATGGATAGTCTGATATAAATAAAGTAACTTGGTTATTACCCACAATCTCTTTATAGTCAGGAATAAACCTGCTTACTGAAGCAAAAAATTCACCATCAGCAATGTCAAAATCTCCAGATCTTATAAACCCTTGAATAGCAGATGTACCCGTGCTGTTAACTTGATCTACACCTTTTTCATGTTCATATAAAACTGTGGCCCCATCTCTGTTAGTAATTCCTGATATTGGAAAGAAAGGGGTATCCGAAGGACTATTAGAATCTGTAGATCCGTTTGGAATATAATCAGTAGCATAAGGTCTTTCAAAAACAGCTGCGTCTACATAAGTGGTTCTATCTAATGTACTTGTATTCCAGCTATTTTCTGCATAATTATAAGTCACACATCTATCAACTTGTAGTGAATTTTTTGATGGATAAAACCAATTTACTTCAGTGTATAAACTATTGTGGCCTGCATAAATAATTTCATTGGCATCAAAATTAAGACCTGGATTACCATCACCTGTAGTAAATACAAAGTCTTCTACTAAACAAGGTATTTGTTTTACTGTTCCATCAAATGCAAAAAACCCACCTGCTTGACCCATCCAGTAAACAGCACCTTGAGCAAAAACAACAGCGTGTTGTCCTAAACATCCGCAGTTAGTCCCCACTTGTCTAATACTAAATGTAAATGGTGGTCCTACAAATTGAGCTACATAAGCAGCTTGATCTGTTAAAATTAAAACATAGTCTTTACCTTGAACAGCAGCAGTAATTCTGTTTCCCGTATCTAATCTAAATGTACCAGCAGTGTTTGTTGCTGTTGGTGTGTATACGTTTAATGTTTCTTGATTCGTAAATCTAATAAACATAGGGTCTTGTGTCGTTGCATCAGTCATATCCGTTAAAGCACCAAACTGAAATAAATGTCTATCTCTGTCTGAGAATAAAGATAACGTTGAAACCATATTAACTTCACTGCCTACCCCTGCAATTACAGTGGCTCTAGTTGCTAAAGCTCCAGCAGAATTCCATTGAAAAGTATTTCCATTTCTAAGTGTTGCAATTAAAGTATTACCCGCATGGTCTAAAGACCAGTTAGCCGGATCTAGCGTTACGTTTGAAGTTGATCTAGCATCTCCCCAAGCTTCCTGACCCCATTGGTAAGTACTCCAACCAAAACCTAAAGTTTGAAAAGTGGGTCCTGGTCTTATGTATCTTTGATAGTTAAATGATCCTTGAGCCGTCATTCCGGAATTACCTTCCGCTGTCGTTACACCTGCAGCAGGGTTCAATAAACTTATAGTAAATGAGTTTGCGTTAGGGACGGTTAATACTTCAAAAGCGTAGGTTTGAAAATCAGGTGCTGTAAGTGTTGTAGATCCAGCCACAGATACAGAAGTAAATACCACGTAATCTCCAACTAGAATACTGTGACCTGTAGAATTTATCGTTACTGTAGAACCAGCTGCTGCAGAAGTAGTAAAGGTTCCTCCTGAAACTGGAGATCCAGCTAAAGGGGTAATATCATAAAATCTTTCACCACTAAAAATAAATAAACCTGAGCTTGTTCCAATAGCCGAAAATTTTGTACCATTTAAACTAGTAAATGTATGTTGAGCCCTAGCTACACCAGGAAGAGTATTATTAGCAGTGGTTAATTGATCCCAACCACCTATTTTTTCAGGCACTCCATATCTAAATCTAACAAAATCACTATCAACCCATTTACCTGCAGCGGCTGAAGGCGTGCTTTGTTTATCAATACCTGCTTGAAATTTTACTTCTTTTAATGCCATGGGATCTATTATACTAGTTTTTAGGCAAAAATATAGTCCATTCTAGCTTAGGTATCAAATCATTTACGTAGACCTTTTTTAACCTATTCTTTTTTAAGTAATTATGTAGTTCTTCTAAATCTAGAATAATCCACTTATTACCTATTTCTAATACCATTTTATCAGCTTTAATATTTGTTTTAAATTTTTGAGCAGGTGTGCCATCTGACAGTTTTATCATTTCTCTAATATCAAATCTGTAAAAGGCATTTTGACCTTTTATAATACCTGCAATATTCCAAGATGTTTTACTTTTAGGATACTCTATAGACTCTAAATGCTCAGAAAATCTTTTTACAATTGAGTCCAATTTAAATACCTATTATTTTAAATAGAGAAAATCTTTTCTATTTTTTTCTCCTAAATTACCTTTTAAAAAGTAATTTGCTCCTACCATAATTTTGCTCCCTTCATTTACTGAATGATGTCTTATCCAACCAGGGAATATAAATAAATCTTTTTCATTTGTAGGAAGATGCCAAGTTTCACTATTATATATATTATATTGAATTGGATTATATGAAAAATCAAATGCTTCTTGAATACTGCTTTTATTTAATTCAAAATAAATAGTATTTTTTCCTTTGCTTTCTGGATAAAAAACAATACTTAAAAAAGCTCCTTTGTGACTATGAGAATGATGAACAGTGTTATCATTAATGGTTGTCCAACTTTGAGTAACATAGACTTCATTTTTAATTTGTAAAACTTCTTTTAAATACTGATCTACTTTTTTATCAAAAAGATTTTTAATATTTTTAAATATTTTATTATTAAAGATATAATTACTCTTAGAAACTTTTACATTTTTTCCTTCTTGATAATTTTGTTTCATTATAAATTCTTTTTGTTTTTTATTTAAAGAATAGTCTAGTTTTGAAATTGCTATAGGAATAGCTCTTAAATTTAATACGTTCATTATTTTATATTTAATTTTAAAAAAGAATCTTCAGTACCAAAAGAACCATTGGGTAAAACGTTAAAAGCCAAAGAGTATCTATCTTCTTTTGAATTATTGGGTAAAATATTATGTCTCATATTACTAAAGAATAATACAAGACAATTTGACATTGGAGTTATATCCCAATATTTAGAATTATAGATGTTATAATTTTTTACTTTTGTATGAAAGGGATTTAAAAAATCATTATAAAATCTAATTTTAAAATCTTCAGAGAACTTAGGATAGTATACACCACTAATCCAAGAGTTTGAATGTGTATGTGGTTCAGAATAACCTTTAGGTTTTGTTTTAGTAATCCAACTATTAAAAATTTTAAAGTTATTATCTTTAAAAGATAATTTATCAGTGATTAATGAACCTACTGATTTTTCACATTCTTTTTTTAAATCTTTAAATTCATTTAAAATATTATATTCAGTGCTTGAATAAGTTAAAAAACCATTTGCTTCTTGTTTTATTTTTTGTTTTTCAAATATTTTATTATAATTTTTTCTTATATCTAATTGATATAAAAAAATAGAATTATGTATGATAGGAATATTATGTAATAACATCATATTAAACTAATATGAACCAACCTGTTACAATATATTTTTCTTGAGTAGGTGATGGAATACCTCGGTGTAAATGAGTAAAATCAGTTGGCCATATTAAAGTTTTACCTATTTTAGGTTTAACTTTAACTTTTTGATAATAAAATTCAGTTTCTCCCTTATCAGTAACATCATTTAAATACGTCATATAAACGAGTCCTCTTTGAGCTATGAATTGACCTGGCACATATCCAACATATCTTTCACAGTGCCAAACTTTAAAACCACCCCCTGGTGGATAGTGTTGTATTAAATTTGAATCATAGGTATGATATCTTCCTAATTTATATTTACTAACATATTGACGTACGCATTTACTCAACTCTGAAAAATATTTTTTTATAGTTTTATTACTAGACATATTAAAAAAAGTAACATCAATTGACTCTTTAATATCTGTATTTACTGCAGTGTTTTTTACATCTGTATCATAAGCAACTCCAGGTCGTTTATACTCCTTATTTTTCTTATGATATTTTATAAGTTCTTTACAAACTTCTGTGTCTATTTGATAGCTTTCTATAAATGTCTCTTGCATCTTTATATGTAATATACTATAATAGTGTATAGTTTAAAAAGCAAGAGAGAATGAAATTAAAATATAAAATAATAGATAATTTTCTTCATAAAGAAGATTTTATTACATTAAAAAACTCTATCATTAACAAAGAGTTTTCTTGGTATTTTCAAGATTTAATAAATGGAAATCATGCTAAAAATGATTCTACAAGTTATTTTACTCATCTTATTTACGAAGATACAAGTAATAGCTCCATTTATCCTTTCATTAAAAAAATATTTTTTAATAAATTAAAAATAAAATCTTTGATAAGAATTAAATGCAACTGTTATCCTTCTACAGAAAAAATAAGAATTAACAAAAAACACATTGATTATGACTTCGAACACCAAGGAGCAATATTTTCATTAAATACGTGTGATGGTTTTACTTCATTAAATAATGGAAAAAAAATTGATTCTATTGAAAATAGATTATTATTATTTGATGCAAATAAACCTCATGCTAGTTCAACTTGTACAAATGCAAAAGCAAGATTTAACATAAACTTTAATTATTTTTAATGAGTAGTAATTGGCCATTTAAATTAGATCACGTTCATGAATGGGCTTATTGGAAGAGCGCTTTTTCAAAAGAAGAATGCGATTTAATTATCGAATTAGGTAAAAAAAATTTAATCACAGGACAAGTTGCTAATCCTGCAAAAACAAAAAAGTATAGAAAAAGTAAAATTAATTGGATTCAACCAGATGAAAAAACAGATTGGATTTTTAAAAGACTCACTGACATATCACAAAGTTTAAATGATCAATTTTTTAAATTTGATGTAGAGGGTTTTTTAGAGGGATTACAATTTACTAATTATAAAGCTGTCGGATCATATTATGGAAAACATGTTGATAAAGGCACCAATACAAAAATAAGAAAGTTATCTTTATCTGTCCAATTAACCGAACCTAAAAAATATAAAGGAGGTGATTTAAATTTATATTTTGAAGATAAACCTTTACCAATGTCTAAAGAACAAGGTACTTTAGTTATGTTTCCAAGTTATGTATTGCACGAAGTTACACCAGTTTCAAAAGGTGAAAGAAATTCTTTAGTTGCTTGGATATCAGGGAAAAATTTTAAATAATTGTTAAATATCTACTTCTACCCAACCATCAGTAGAGTTGTATTGCCATGTTTTACCTTCAGAGACTTCATCAATTCTTTGCCAGCCGCCTATATCTCCATACTCCCAAACAGAGTTTGCAGGTTCTGTGGGTCTTGAAACAGGGTAATCCCAACCGCATGTGTCTTCATTAAAAACTACTGTAGTAGATTCAGTTCCATCAGGGTTTAAAGTTTTAGGAGGTATAAAAGCATCTCGAGCTGCATCATAGGTACTACCTATTCCTCCATAATTTTTTCTAAAAATTTCACCACCATGTTTATGAGCTCCTAGACACATTCCTTTTACTGATCTTTTCCAAACAGCATCGGGTTCATTAAAAATTTTTCTTAAAAAAGCCTGACCTTTTTCTTCATTAAGAGAGCCATCTTGAGTTACTACATCGTCTTCAACTTTTATTGAATCAATTACTTTATTGTTAGAATCTAATTTAGAAAAATAAGCCATTATGTTGTATATGTCCCTGCTCCATTAAATGTCATTATAGTATCTGAACCAGACTCAGTTACTGTTGGTGAACCTGTTTTTTTTCCACTATATTTTTCTGTAGGTAATTTTATAATAACGACTCCGTCTCCACCGTCGCCACCGCCATTTTGGGCTCCTCCGCCACCGCCACCTAAACCATCGGTTCCAGGAGTATTAGGTTGGCCAGGACCTCCGCCAGCTCCGCCACCACCTGATCCTCCAGGGCCTCCAGCGTTTCCGATTTCAGCGCCTCCGCCTCCGCCGCCTCCAGCGTATGTTACAGATGCACCAGTTATTGAATTTGCAGTACCAGCTCCTCCAGATCCTCCAGGGCCTCCAGCATTTCCTCCAGTACCGCCAATGCCTCCTCCGCCACCACCAGAGTAACTTGAATTATTATTTCCACCTCCAGGGTTTCCTTGAGATGGAGTTGTGCTTGGAGTATTACCAGCTCCTCCTGATTGAGGTGTATTATTTCCTCCAGCGCCACTACCAGAACCACCAGATTGTCCAGGTGTAGCGGCCGTAGAGCCTCCGCCGCCTCCGGCAGATGTAATTGTAGTTAAGTTTGGTCCACTTATTGCAGAAGACCCACCAGATGTTCCTATTGTAGCACCACCAGATCCACCAGATCCGACAGTAACAGTAATATCAAATGATTCAGAGATTGTCTGCGTAGAAGTTCGAAAGCCTCCTGCTCCGCCACCTCCACCTCTATAATTGCCGCCTTCTCCTCCGCCAGCAATGATTAACATTTCTGCATCGTAAGGATATTCAATAACTTTTCCGCCTCGGCCAAAGCCGCCTTTTGCTGCTGCTCCAAATGATCCTAATATTGGCATCTTTCTTCTATCCTCCTATTAAGCGAATTGAGTCTGAGCTGCTAACGCTGTGAACGTAGCATCACCAGTCTTAATCGCTGTGTATGTATAAACATCTAATGAGTTAGCATTTCCAGCTGAAGGTGCTGATCCACCTTGCCATTCTGGAGTTACAGAAGATCCATCAATTTGAAAAGCATTATTGTAATATGGTGAAGCACCATTTTTAACAATGAATGCTACAGTAATAGATTCACCTGTATCCATAATAGAGTTTAATGAATTAGATCCATCTCCTCTTAAGTTTACTGTGAAGTTTGCTGCTGCATCAGTTGTGTAATTTAAAACTGCTTGTGTAATAACATCGTAGTTAATTGTTCCAGTGGCTGCTGTTGCAGATGTTGTAACTTTTTCTGCAAGCTGTTGGATTTTACCACCACCATTTAATACAACTCTACCAATTCCTTTTGGAGTCAAAGTCATATCAATGTTTGTGTCACCACCAGTAGCTGCTAATGCTGGAGCATTTCCTGCTGCAGCGTTAGTTACTGAAAATTCATTTACAGCTGATCCTGTAGTTGCAAATATAATTTGTTCATTACCATTTTCATCTCCGATAAAATTAGCACCATCGATTAAAATGTTTTGACCATTTGCGTCTAAGTTAGCTGAAAGTTGAGGAGCGTAGTCAGATGATAATTTCTCTAAATTAGAGTTAACCATATCTGTTCCGTTACCATAAAGAACTTTAGTTCCTTTATCAGCAGCAGCCCAAGTTACACCAGTTTGACCTGATACTTTAACTGTTACTGCGTGAGCTCCAGATGTTGAGTTTTTAATAATGTAATATTTTTCTGTTACTGGAACAATAACATCTACTGCTCCTGTAATTGTTCCTGTTAATTCTAACGCAATATTTTTAGCGTTTGAAACAGCACCATTTGTTGCAACTAAAGTTGCTCCTGTTGTAGCATTAAGTGTTACTGCTTCATAACCAGCTGATGCTTGCTCAAGAATTAATAAGTTTGTGTTTGTAATTGTACCCCACGTACCTGAGTTTTCACCAGTTGCTTGTACGGTAAGTTTTAAAAAGCTTGATGTACTGTTTGCCATAGTTTTAAGTCCTTATTTGTTCGTATTTTATTAAAATTAAGCAGCTGTGTCAACATTTTTCCAAGTGGGTGCTGTGCCTGTATCAACTTGGTTCCAGATAATAGCATTAAGCGATCCTGTGGCTACTGTCAAGCTATTTCCTGTAGGTGTTATATCAGCTGTTCCAGAAACGTCAAGTGTCCCTAAATTAACTGTTGTGCTAACTCCAGTGGGTGTAACTATCGTATTTGGCGTAGCTGTAACACTGTTTAATGACACAGTTATAGGATTTCCAGAAACACCTACAATTATAGAATCTGAGAAACCACCCCAATCTAATGCGCCCCAAGTGCTTCTACCCCAACCAGTGTTAATTTCGGTTTGAATACTAGGGTTACCCTGAATTACATTCATTCCAAATCCTGTTGGAACGATTAATTGATCACCATCATTATTCCATAAGCCTTGACCCCATTCGTTTCTTCCCCAACCAGTATTGATTTCAGTGGTTGTCGTTACTGTGCCTAAAGAAAATGACATTGAAAATCCAGTAGGTATTAAAGTTGAAGCAATTCCCCAACCTAATTCACCCCAATTAGATCTTCCCCAACCGGTGTTTACTTCTCCTGATATTGAAAGTGTTCCAATACTTGCAGTCATTCCTATTCCAGTTGGTTGTACAGTTTGATTAGCAAAACTCACACCCCAACTTAAATCATCCCAGTTAGCTCTTCCCCAACCGGTGTTTACTTCAGCATTAATTGTTACTGATCCAAGGCTAGCTGTTAAACCAATTCCTGTTAAATCAACCTCTACAAAATTTTCATTATCACCCCAAACTTGTTGACCCCAAGCTTCTCTACTCCAACCTTCCTCGACGGTTGCGTTTACAGTTATGGAACCTAAAGTAAAAGTAGTTCCAATTCCTGTTGGAGTTACGGATATAGAACCTTGATCTTGCCATCCTCCTTCTCCCCAAGAAAGAGCTCCCCAAACATCTTGTTGAATATCAACAGGTCCACCCATTCCAATTCCATGCACATAACAAAAATAATAAAAGTCAGTGTTATTGGCAGGTGTAATTTCTACGTATCGAGTGGTTGCAGCATTAAAAGAAGCTGTGGTTATGTAATCACTTTCAGGAACTGTAGATCCGTCTAAATTATAAGTTACACCAGTTGTAATTCTATAGGAATTTGGTGAGGATGCATCAGTTGTAAATAATAATGGATGATTAACGTTAGAAGAATCGTCTTGATTAAATCTTAAAGTGGCTCCCTGAACCCAATCAATTTCACCGGGTCCTGTCGCATTTCTAACTCCGTCTAAATAAAAAACATTACCTGTACCACCACCATATAAGTTTCCACTTGCGACAGTGACTGTATATGTTTTATCGGCCATAGGAGGCTACCTCCTAATTAACCTGATATCCTTAAGATACTGGCAGTTGATGTGTTTGCTGGGAATTGAATTGTGAACGTTCCAGATGTTGCTGTTTTATCTCCACCAAAATCTAAAACACAAACCGCAGCGTTTGACTGTGATGTGTTATAAATTAAAGCACCTCTTGCAGTAATTGTTGCAGACGTGAAAGATAAATTTGCAAACGTTGTTCTTGCAACACCAGCTGAAATTGAAGTTCCAGAGTTTACTAAAGCTCCTCCACCAGCTGAGTAAGATCCTGAGTTACTAACTTCGTTTGTTGTTGTGTAAACAGTTGTTGCTGAATTTAAAGTTGCTGAACTAGAATAAAGAGCTAACTTGAAACTATTTCCACCAGATCCTGATGTTAAAAAATTTTGTTTTGCTTCTAATAGTTGTTTCTTAAAACTATTTGCTACTGCTTGTGTAATTGCCATAAAACTCCTTATTGTTTTCCTATACGAGGAACACCAGCTTGATATTCATCTCGTCTTCTTCTTCCCATCGCTTCGATTGAGAAGGCCTCTACAGCTTGTTTATACCTATTTTCGTATAGTGTCAACTGATCTTGTGGGCCTTTTAAAAATCCGTAAGCCTCGACTAGGCATGCATATAAAAGTCCGTTGGGAAAGTTCGTACCTAAATATGAAGTACTATTTGTAGCGGATAATCCAGTGGGTTTCAAGATGTAATTTATCTGAATTTCATAAGTTTGATCTGGAACAGGAGCAAATACAATATTGTTCGCATCCCACCAACCATAGTATTTTGGCTCTCCTGTAGCGTCCGTAGGGTTATATTCGCTCATAAAATTGGTGTCTCTAAACTGTAAAAAGCCTCTGTCTTCGCTGCCACTTGGCGGTTTTACAATCTGAGCTGATCTAATAACTAAGGTATTTTCAGGAACTAAAACATATCTTTGATTAACGATTAAACTAGCTGTTGCATAAAATCTGTTATTATCCGAATCAACATCTCTTAAAATTCTAAATTCAGCATCTTCAATAAAACCTTGAATGATAGTATCGGTAAACACTGTTGAACTAACTTCTGTGTAATCTAAAATTTTTTGTTTTAATTCTAAATATGTCATGCTCTATCGTTTAAAGGACTTACAATACTTTGAAATCCTCCTCCTGTTTCTGTTGATGTTGCAGCTGAATTAACTGTAAAACTATAACTATTTTTTACAGTAACTTGTGGTGGTTGTCCAGCTTGGTTAACCGTTG